CCTGAACCTTCTGCAAAAGAAGTACCAATAACTTGACATTGAACATTAGTAGATGCACCATTAATATCAGTTGTTGTTGGCTCAGATAACCACTTAATAGTGATACTTCTGCCATCAGCACTAACTTGTTCAATACGACAATTAGCGTGATTTTTTTCACCGCCACCAGTCGCAACATCCACCATAATTACCATACCTTTTAACAGAAAAGATACTCCAGTACTACCACCAGAGGTAGTAGCTACTGTCCAATCTTCAACTGCACCAACTTCTGTTGCAGCTGCATCTGTTTGCATGAAGAAACTTCTATCAGTCATAGCAATTTTGCTTCTGTCTTCTAAAAATCTAAACTGTGAGTCGGTAGTTGGAACTTTTCCTACTTTTGACAAGTAGACGAAAAATGGAGACTCATCGGGAGCAAGGTCTGCAACCCTGTCACTAAAGTCATATAATCGTCTTGTTGATGTATCCGGAGCGTCAACAAAAGCCCTTCCCGGAACACCAGATGTTACTTGTCCTTGATTATAATTTGCCATAATCAATTCCCTTTATTTTATTGTTTATAATACGTTACTTCTACTCCCAGAGTTCATAACGGTATCCCACACTTTGTCCATGTTACTCTTCGGTTGAGGAGTAGATTGTCCTTGTAAAACACCAGCACTCTTAGGAGTACTTTGTGCAGTTCTCACTGCATTTAATGTATCAGTATTATTTTGACTAACCCCACTGACATCACGCCATAACTTAACAAGGTTACCTAAACCAACTTGCTCTTTTGGCTGAGTTGAAAATTGAAGAAACTCTTTAATGTCACCATCGGACATCTTGTAGTTATTCCTCAAAGTATTAACAGTATTGTTCAAGTGCATTTCTGTTTGAACTTTTGCCTGTTGCTCTGCCATAGCTTTGCTAATTTTCTGTTCTGCTATTCTTTCCATATCGGATTTTACTAGCTTTCTAGAAGGGGTATCCTTCTTTGGGTCAAAAGCGTCCCAAGGGTTGAAATCGTCTACTAGTTCTGGTGATGATTGTTCTTGACTCGGAGATTCTGAAATATTATCTTGTAATACCTTAACTAAATCAGGTCTCGTCTCTAAAAGATTAACTAAGGGTTCGAATTTTTTCAATTCACTAAGTTCCGCTTGAGAGCGGTCATACATTGATTGAAATTTACGAGCCTCACTTTCTTCATTTAAAGTCGGTTCTTCAATAGCCTCAGCGTCAACCCCTTGCGGTGATTGACCTAAGATACTTTCATTTTCCCCAAACCTACTTTCATCAGCAAGCATTGGTTCGACGTTAGCCTCATTATTATCTAAAGTTTCCATGTATATCCTTTCGAAATGTCTCTAGGTTTTACGAGCTGAACTAACTTTATTCGCTTCATTGTTAAGGCGATTAGCTAATTTCTCAACTTCGAGCTTCACTTCATTTTCTAGTTTACTACGTTGTACTCTTCTATCTGCTTTAGAATCTGAATTGACTTCACCAAGTCTAGTCTTGAATTTCTCAACTTCAACTCGTTTTCTGTCTTGTACAGATTCTCTTTGGGCTGTTTGCAAGTCACCTTGCAAATTCTTTAATTGTCCTTGTAGGGACTGAATTTCTTGCATCATTTTTTGTTTTTCATCTGTTCTTTTCATGATGCCTTCTTTATCAAATATTTCTGGGTTCTTCTTTAACACTTCGGTTCTATCAATAATACCCATTTTAAATGCCTCTAAATATACACTAAGTTCTGCATATTTATTAGTAGGCATAGTAGAACCGGGTTCAATTCTAATATCGTGTTGCTGTATATTATACTTTTCTTTCTTTATATCTATAATTGAGTTTGTAACATCATCATAAACATTAACCATAACTTCTGTCAAATCATTGTTTGGTTGAGCAAGTCTAAATAATTTTTTAAATGTGTAATGACCTTTTGAAAGGTTGTATAAAACCTTACCAAGTCTGTTTATAGAAAACTCAATATCTCTTAACTTAGACTTAGGTCTTTCACTTCCTAATGCTATCATTCTTTCTGTACCACGAACTGTATCAGGTGCTTTATCTCCAAAGCCATGCATCATTTCTGGTAGACCAAATATAAAATCTATATAAAACTCTGATTGTTGTATCAATCTATAAAACTCACCTGCTAATGGAGATGGTTGTGGATAGTGTGGTTCGCCTTGAGATGAATCTATTTCAATAACAGCATTTGGGTTTGCCCAATCTTGCTCTAACTGAGATATATCATCTACACTTCCAAGTGGTACTAATAGTTTTAATCCAGCAGAAGCTTGAGCATGAGATAATGCTAATGACCATAATTTATTTAACAGTTTTTGCATTGGTTTTGCTCTAGATATATCAGATTTAGGATAAGGTGTTCCTGTCCATATATTTGGTAAAGGTATTATTGGATACACATCTGTATTTAAAATTTGTTCATATAATACAATTTCTCCTACTGATGCACACACTTTAATTCTTGTTTGCTGAACTGGTGCAATCGTAAAAATACCAGTTTCTATTAAGTCAAGGTTTTCTTCTGAAAATACGGCAAACTCTTCTTCAGACATAATCATCTCTGATGTATCTTGAGTGTTTATAACATAATAAAAGTTTACCTTTGTCTTATAAAATCTTTCTAATATCTGATATTTTCTAACATCCATGTAGTCTTTATCTTTTACATCGGCTGGTGTAAAAGCAACAACAGAGTTTTTGTTTTGAGATGCTGGATAATCACTTCCTTCAATATCATGATACTCTGATATTTCATTGATTAGACCGGGTATTTCTTCACCTGTCTCTGGGTCGGTTTGGTCTGCTAATTGAGGGTAGAGGTTAACGAGTTGTTCTTGGGTTAATACGGTAGACAATATGATACCATCAGCATCATCGTGCCAACGGTTTCTAGAAGAAGGAGAGACATATACTCTAAAAGGGTCTAGGTATGTAAACTTCACGTCACCTCTACCAAAATCTGATTCTGTATCTATATAAGCATATAAATAACCCAAGCCTGTTGTAGCATAATCATGTATAGCTTGTTTCATTTGTGAATCACCATCTGATGATTGCCAAACGTATCCCATGATTGTTCTCCATATAGATGCAGTTTTTACATCTGAATCTTCTCTAGGGGTTATTGTAAATGCTGGGGGTCTTGCTGTTAATACAGCTTTAAATTTTTCTACTGCCGCAGAAGTTCTGTCCATTGGGACATCTGCTTGGTTTCTTGATGCTAACTCTGATGACTCATCTTCTGTAAAGTGATTACCTAAATAAAAGTCAATGTCTTCTCTAGCTTCTGTATCCCAATCTGAACGAGCATCTCTCCATTGTCTGAAAAGTTGTTCGTTATATTCTGCTCTTTGGTCTTTTTCCATCTTAATCTTTCATAGACGGCAGTCTACCAAATCTATATTGTTCGTAAGCTCTTAATAAAAGGTCATCTAATATTGTCATTCCAAAAGGCTTGTCTGGGTTTGGATTATTTCTAAATTTATCTTCTTCAGGAGATAATTCAATTCTTTTAGGAAGATTTTCACCTGTCACAGAAGATTCTAATAATTCACTTGCTAATATCTTATTAAATTCATCCATACTCATACCAAATAAAGAATCTGCTATTTCACCACCTTCTTGCTTGCCTTTAACATTTCTTAAATTAATGTTAAAATACTTTAACAAATCTTTAGCTGCTTTTATTCTTTCTTTTTTTGGCAGTTTTATAACTTCTTTAGCCATGTCGTTAATATTGTAATAACCACCTCTCATATTACTTGCATAGTCAGCATCAACTATATCTCCTAATTTTACACTTCCAGATGGATTCATATTTCTAGTTAACTTATTAGTATATTTTTGTAAATAACCTCTATTAATTAAATCCATTGCATCAAATGGTTTATTTCTATTAGGAGCAAGATTCATTTCACTTGCTATCTTATCTAATACTTTTTGCTTACCTTTATCTGGTGCTAAACTTGCAAATTTCTTAGCTAAAGGTACTAACTTACCTGTTTGTTTTATAGAACCTATAGCACCACCCGGCATTACAGAATTTATAATAGCATTTAATATTTCTTGGTTTTTGGCATCTACCTTGTCGGCATCTACCATTGATAAGTTACTTAAAGAATTTTTTTTTTGGAGTTCAGACAATAAACTCTCTAAATTAACAGAAGTAGCATCTCCGACTGCACCACCATCTTGATAATTAGACCCATATAAATTTCTTTTACGACCACCCATATCTTTAAATAAATCCATAACAGCCTTGTATCTTTGTGAATCTGTAACTTTCATAGTTGGTAACTCATAATTATAAAGCTGTGAGTATTCGTTTTTCTTAGCATCTTCTAATAACATTTTAGCTAATATTTCAATACCCTCATCATCTTGAGTAGGACTCATACCAGAATCAATATCTTCAAACATAGGATAAATTGCATTTGGGTCTATAAAATCTGTAACTCTATCAGGTCTAAGACCCATTGGAATCATTTTATCTTTAAAAAATTGTGGAGGCATTAATGCTTCAATTTCTTCTTGAGATAATGTTTGACCACCCTCTTGATAGCCAGCCATCTTCTTTTTCTTTTTAACACCGCCACCATACATATAGTTATCAATCATACCACCACCCATATAGTTATCAACAGAACCTCCGCCCATATATTCATTAACGACTCCACCACCCATCATAGGTTGCATTTGTGCTAATGCGGCTTGTGATATTAATGCATCAATATTTGAATGTGCTGAATTATCTGATACGGCGTTTAATTTTTCTAGAAATGGTTTACCTAACATCTTAGCTGATTCCCTTTTAATTACAAACTCACCGGGAGTTAACATTGTTGGTACGGTATCTGTAGTACTACCCGGCATTAGTCTCTTACCTCAAAATGAGGAAAATCGTCGAAACGGTTGTCCATTACTTGAAAATCCATATCCCAGTCTCCGCCCCATCTTAAACGAATGCCCATGCCCCTAGCAATACCAATGACAAAACCAGCAAAGAGAGTTTGTCGCTCCCTGTCCTCCCAATCAACAGGATAAGGGGTAACGTCAACGGCTTTAGAAGGACTAGAGTTGTGCCTACCGTTAGGATACTTAACTTTTGTACGACCTTCATCATATAATTTATTCTGCCTTTCTTTACTACGATGACCCTCTAGTATAGAGCAGTCAACGTGTTTAATTACCTCATTAAAAACATCTTGAAGTCGCTTGTCACAACTTTTAAGACGTTCTTTTGATTTCTTAGAGTATCTAGGCATTCATTAGATTATACGAATAAATAGGTTACAAACAAAATAAATATATTATATTTTTGAACCAGTAATCCAGTTATATGCTTTTTTTATTTTGTAAACATCAAAATCATCTTTTTTAGTAGTGATTTCGTTTTTATCCATCTTTTCAGTTCTTGGGGGTCGAGCAAAATAGTCGGCGTAATATAGACCATCCATCAAGTCATCATTTCTTGGTTTTGGATGTTCAAAGAACTCATCCATTAATTCTGTCATATGTCTATAAACGTGTAGTTTTTTAGAGTTAACAATTTGTCCTAACGCCGTTTCTAGTCTATCTTCTTTCTTTACTCTTGCAGGAGGTTTAACACCTTTAAACAATCCCGGCATTAATCTTTTTTCTGTAGCAGACATTCGTGTTACCATATCTCTTACCATTTCTTGTGCCGCAACTGTTTCAATGGTTACTCTACGTACAGGAGAGTATTTCTTTGCATACTCAATAATTTTTGCAGGAACATCAAAAGTTGGTATACGTTCCCTAAAGTAATCTAAAACATATCTGTTTTTATGTGCATCAATACCCATAACCATAATTACTTGAAAGTCTGATGTTTCTGATGCAGTAGCCGCTAGGTCAACTCCAATATAAACATTGATTGGTATAGCGTCACTACCTTCAATAATGTAAGGCATATTGTTTTCTTTTTTAAATACGCCATTGTAGTATTGTATTCTATCTATTTTAAAAGCAGCGTTAGTAATATCACGAGCATCATTCATATACTCTTGTGCAAACTTATTAACTAAACCAGCTTCTATAAATTCTCTTTTCTTTGATTCCAACTTTTTTTCAGAAAATTGTGCTTCCCACAAAGGTTTATCGTTTTCAATAGCCTTATAAAAGTTTACTATCCAAGGATATTCACGTTTATCTTCTTGTGCTTTTCTATAACCATCGTATGTCATTTGTAAATAAGAATCAAAATGTACAATCGTGCCTGATAACCATATCCACCCTTCATTTCCGGGCGTTTCTTCGAGTGCTGGATAAACTGTAGATACAATCCACTTTTTAATTTCTGCTCTACGTTCTGGTGTTTTAGTATTTAATTCTGATTCAAAGTCATCAAGAACAATACCAGTATAACGTACATCAACCTCGGCACGACCTCTTAATCTTTGTGATGTTCCTTTTGCTATTACCCTATCGCCTTTTGCAGTAACAATATCTTTTTCTGTCCACCTTTTACCTACAGAGCCACCATCCATTGTCCCAAAATAGTATTTAATCATCTTATTGTTTTCAAAATGACTTCGTATATATTTTAAATGGTCTATTGCCTGACCTTGTTCTTCTGATACCCATGCTATAAAATGTTGCTCATCTGTTTTAGAAAAACAAAGCTTATGCATAATAGCGGCTTTAGAAATAACAGACTTACCATGACCCCTTGGTATAATATTACATATCCTAGCACCCGGCTTGGTTGTAATCATTTGTTTAGCTATTTCATAGTGAAACGGTGCTGATTCTGATTTCTTTAAAAAATCATTGGGTAAGAACGCTCTACCAAAATAAATAAGATTATTGTAAGCGTTTTTTAAAATCTCATCTCGTTCCTTCATTTCAGAAGGACTTGGATTTATATTAAAGTTTTCTGGCATTAAGCTTTATAAATGTCATTACCATCGAAATCTCCAATTTGAACTAATTCATCCTTTAAGTCAAAAATGCTTTCACATATATCGCATATCCAACCACCTAGTTCATCTTTAGAGTTTACATAAGGTAACTTATTCATAATTCTATTCCCAATTATCTCACAATCACACGCAGGGCAAAAATCTGCACCATGCATTAATTCTTTTAGTTCATTTAAAGTTGCCAGTCTTGTAGGATAATATATGCTATACTTTTTTTCCATTTAACTTTGCACTCTGTTGCTCTGGCAAAACTCCAGCTTTAAAAGCATTTAACTTCTCTTGACTAAACCCAGTAAATTCTTGTATCAATGCAACCGAATCTACTTTCTTTTCTGTACTTAACATTCCTGAGATTTTCATTAAAGTTTCAATGGCTCTCATTTTATCTGAGTCCTTGGCTTCTTCCGATTCTACAATATCTTTTGTTTTTCCTAACAAATACGATTTTGTAATCCCAGTCTCATTTAGTAATAATTCTATTTCTTTATCTATCAACTGTCTAACCTTTTTGCTTTTTAATAAAACTTTTGTTTTCTGCTTGGCATAATCTAAGCTCTTTGTATTTTCATGAGCTTTCATAAAAGCTTCAATCGGTTTCATACCACTTGCTATATACTTTGCAAATATACGCTTAGATGAGGATAAGTTGCCCTCTTTTATTTTCTGATACCAATTCTTCTTACCAAAACGCCATATGTCTTGAACTGGCTCACCACCTAAGTCTTTTGTTCTTTCGCAGTTTGCCATACCAAGTAATGTTCTAATAAAATCATCACTAGCATTCTTTGTTTTTAAAACACCTCTTTTAATAACTACCGTTACTTGTCCATCATCAGTTTGTATCCAGTCGCCCGTATTTGCCTCTCTCCAGTCGTTTTTTATGTTTTGCTTAGGATGATATAGCCTGAACTCTTTTTCGTCCTTATATAGCTTATATTCAACGCCTTTTATTTTTCTAGAGTACGGCATTGTTAGTTCTGGCGGTTTTTAAATAACTGCTCGCCGTCTGTAATTAACTCAAATTCCCTTAATGATTTGATTCTTGATAGGAGCTCGGCAATTTTATTGTAAGTAGAGGAAGAAGGGTTTATAACATCTAGTAAGTGTATTTCATTACCAAGCTTTTTTATTTCATTTATGTTTGTAAAAACGCTTTCGTTACTAAATGAGTTATTTAACGCTTTATCAAATCTAGTGTCTCTTTTATCCATACGATAATTTAGTTAAAAAGGTTGTTTAAGGAAAGTAATTAAGTTTTCCACATACTTATCCACAATACTTAATTAAGTATTTATAGTATATTATAGTAGTATAGTATCTGTCAATAGTGAGTATAGTATTATAGTATAATAGTAGTATAGTATA